CGAGCTACTGCTCCAATGCCTACATTGTAAGCTAACGATTTAAGAGCTTCTCGTTGACCGGGAGTAACTTCTACCTGAAGCAAATCATCAAGCTGCCTGTCAAGATTATCTAAATCTTCTTGAGCAAAAGCAGAAGCTTCTTCTTCAGTTATCTCATCTGGAATAGCACGGCCAGACGTAGCAGCAGTTCCATAACCTACAGTGCGAACACCAACTGAATCGTCATAAGCTTTTTCTTCAAAACCCTCAAATTCTTTTACAAGGTCTAAAGAACTTTTATCCATTTTTCTTTCCACGTCTTCTGATGAAATTATTTCTGTTTTTCCTAAAGACACTTTTGTATCTTCAAGCTCTTCACTTGGACGAATAGCAATACGCAAATCTTCTTCAGCATCTTCAGCATATTCAGGCATTATAACAGGAAGCAACTCAGAAGCACCTAGCTCTGATAATACTTCTTTTGCTTGATCACCTACAACTTTATCTTCCTGTTGATTACGTACCTCTTGTAACACGGAAGTGATAGGTATTCCAGTTTGCTCTGCAATCTCTCTAATTCTATCTCCCGCCGGATAACGATCCGCTCTTGGAATATTAATCGGAGAACTATAGTCCATACCTTCTTCGTAAGTAGCCATTGCTTCTTCAGAAGTATCAAGGGTCAGTCTTCCTAGAAGAGTATCGATTTCACGAACACCCTGCGAGTAGTCATCTACTGCGCCACCTTGAGCCATGTTTCGAGTTTCTGCTTCACGCTCTTTTATAAACATCTCACGTTCTTTAAGCATCGCACGAACAGCTTCAATAGCTAGTTTTGTTTCTTGATCTCTAATACTGGATTCTTTCTTTATCTGCATATTGCCAGCATCTTTGAGAGCACGAATACGACGATCAACTTCTCTATCTTCTTTATCACTGATTTTAGAAGCAGCACGTAGCTCAACTTCCTTCTGCTTAATAGCAAGCTCACGATTTTTAATAGAAAGTTCTGCTGCGTCTTTTGTAGCTTCAATCTGCATACCTTCGCGCTTGATATCCAAAGACATACGCTCAAGTTCAATGCTCTGCTGTTCAAGGTTTTGAACACTATTAGCACCGCCTTGATTAGCCTGTAGAACCTGTTGAGCCGCTGCAGTAGTAAGCTCACCCATAATCTCAGGAGTAATCTCAGTGTTAGTCTGCTGAAGTTGTTCTGCACCCATATTAACAAGACCACCCATTTGTTCTGCATATTGAAGAACCATATGCTCACGAATGTTAGCTTGTAATACAGGAACAACAGTCTGCATCATCGGATTCTGACCGAGTGTTGGGTCTTGAATAAAAGAAGACTTTACTGCAATGTGAGATGCATGATCCTGTTCTGGAAATGCTTTAATAGGTTTGCCCTGAGATGCAGCCTGAATGTCCGTAATAGGATCAGTTGGCTGCGGTTGTACCGGGGCTGGCATGTACCGCTCTGGATTTTGAATATTTGAAGCAGATAGAATACCTAAATGCACCTGTCGTAAGTCGTACATTCCTGACGGCGCTTGGCTTGACAACTGAAGCACCATCTGTGCCATAGCCAAACGATGAGCAGCGGAGGGAATGTTAGGATCAGAAACAGGAATAACATCAACCCTGCCATCAAAATCAGACTTAAAAATACTGGAATCAATATTAGGAATTTGATATGGGTATACATCAGGCAAGAACTCAAAGTTTAAACGTGAAAGAATACTAAACTCTTCACGCTGGCTATGATGTAGCCTTTTATGTACAGCACTAAAGAACTTGGCACCTGCCTCTAGCAGCGCCATAGTAGTTCCTACTGGACCGTAGTTCGTGGCATCAGCAACAATCTGATCAGTTGTGTCTGCAAACTTTTGACCTGAAGATGTAAGAAATCCCAACATCTGAAAGAGAACCTGAGATGGTTCTTTGTAAGGCAAAGGCACAATAGACTTTTGTAAGTCCATGCCTGTAGCTTCGACTTCACGAAACTCACCGGGAGAAATAGGATCGTTGCCGCCTACAATACGAACGCCACGAGCCTTAAAACCACCCGGAAGATTAGAGAACTGACCCGCATCTACAAGACTACGAAGCGCAGCCGTTGCAGACATAGTAAGATTGCCCAGTAGATGAATAAGGCCAAGACCATAAAATCCAAAACCCGGAACAAACTTATAGTGCGCGAAATAAATTTCACGTTCGCGCCTTACATCATCTTTATTAAAATTACGTCGTATAGCTAGAACTTGTCCGCTACTCTCTTCTACAGTGACGATATAAGGATACGCTACGCCATCAGGATCGTTGAACGGTTCTGGAAGATCAAGATAGCAATGCTGTTCAAGAATAACATACTGCTGATCATAATCTTGAGAAGGTGCAAGACCCATCAGTGAGTCGATCTTCTGACCAAGCATAGACGGATCAGGTGCCGAAGCTTGAGGAAGATCAATGTCTCGATACATGCCCACCGAAATTTCTTTTCGCAGTTCGTTGGGTGATCTATAAATTACATGTGTGTAACGATCTGCCCTTTTCAAATCGGGAGCATGATAAGACACGTAAAACTGGTCTACGGGAACAAACTCAGAACAGGGACGTTCTATGCTTGGATCGTAGTAAATCTTTTTAAATGCAGAGCCTACAAGCGGTAGGTGAAACAACATACGTTCAAATTCATCGAAGTACTCGCTGATCTGATCCGTAAGCTGGTAGTTCATGAACTGTTGTACACGAGTTGCCTGTGCTTCCTTTTCAGGATCAGCAGAGCCAACTATCTGTGTTCGTACTGGGCCACCCGAAGGAAACAGTTCAATAGATGCTTTACTTTGAAACTTGATTGCTGACTCAATAATCAGCGGAGAAACTGCAGTGCAAGCGCCTTCAAAAGGTTCAGTAGTTTCCTGCAGTTTCAAACCAAGCAGATCGAATCCACGTTCAAAAGTACTTTCCCACTCTGCACGAGAATCACGATCTGCTTCAAACTGTTCGCAAACCATACTACCAATTTCTTTCAGATCATCATCATCAAGATATTCTGCAAGGTTGGCATAGTGATCTTCTTCAACAAGAGCAAGTGCGGCCATATCCTCACTTAACTCTATGCCTTCTAGCTCACCGTCTTCTATCTCAATGTCTATTTCAAGATCAGCGCCATCATCGCTAATACTATCATCTAGGCCACCGGGAAGAACTTCAAATGGATTGCGTTCTACAGCCATTTTATTTCTTTCTACTTTTTACTATAACGAGCTTTACCGTAGCCCATAGGAACTTTACCACCTGCAGCCATACGAGCACCAGCAGTTCCCGTATTTTTTGACATAGCATCAAGTTCTTTTTCTAATTCTGCTATTTCTTTTTCTTTATCTTTGTCGCCTTGCATTCCTTTATAGATCATGCCGGGAAGCATTCCTACAGCAAAGCCTTTCATATCATCGGGAAGTCTACCTGCAATCGCTGGAATTGCTCCCATAAAATCTGTTTTTTTAAGACCCATAATTATTATCCTTTACGAGCTTTACCGTAGCCCTGTCCTGTAGGACGGCCACACATTGCACCGCCTTCTTTGTAATTCATAACAGAACCGCCACCGGCATACTGCATCTTCATACGTTTAGCAGCGCCACCGTAAGCCATGCCGATATCATCGGAATCTTCTTTTTTCTTTTTACCTTTGATAGGAGGAAGTGTTTCACTCTTACCAACAGCAGCGCCAAGCTTTTTAGCTTTGTTGAGATTTTTAAGGTTACGCTCAAGCTGAAGCATTTCATTGCGTTCTTTAGCCTCACGCTCCATAAACCGACGCTCTTCTTCAGAAGTCATAGCATTACCGGAGCTAAACATTTCTCGCATATCAGCCATAATATATTTCCTTTATTTAAATTAATTTATCGCTGTAAGGAGCTTTACCAAAACCACGTTGTGCTACTCCTACACCACGTACTTTACCGCCTCCACTAAGGTTTTCTGTTTTTTTCTGAGGCGTCATAAAAGTTCTGGCTTTGGCTGCATCCTCACCATACTGCATAATTAAATCATCATCTATAATATTTTGTACAAGAGCTTCCTTTTTAATTTGTTCTTTCATATCATAACCAGACATCCCCTTATCGCCATATATATTTTTTGCTCGCTGGGTTCTTCGTTTCCTTTCTTTATTAGCCATATCGGTCAGACCTCTAGAGCTTCTTGGTCTTTTTGCGCCAGTAGATAAGCCTTTACCAGCCATTTTCATTTTATCAGCCATAATATATTTCCTTATGTAAATTAGTTAGAACTCGCAAAACTCCAATATCCTCTTTTTGGAGATCGATATATATCTTCATCTTCTTCGAAGTCAGGATCATTTGGATGTTCTACTTTCCAACTATCCCTCATATATAGCACAGCCATTACCATCGCATCAACCTGATCATCGTGGCGGCTGTGTGGAAAACTGGAAGCTTCTTCTAGTAAAGTCATAGACCAGCTTTTCATAAGTGGTAGCCAAACGCGACCTGCCTCAAGAAAAGGAGTTATCGCATTTGCTCTACTTACTTTATCACGGTCTGGTGTATATTCCAAAACAGGAAGACCTGCTCTGCGTAAATCCTGTATCAGAGATTGACCACTAGCTTTCTTTTCTATCATGATAACATCTGGCTGATGTTTATCATATTCATCTTGAGCACGAGCACGTAGCTCTGGATACTCAAATCTATCTCGTACATTACCAAGAAGAATAATATGTGGAACCCACATCTCTACACCACGACTGTCTGTCTCCAGTGTTTCAAATATTCCCCATGTCTGCATCACAGAGTAGTCAGCCGTTGTCTTTGTAGAAAAGGCTGTGTCAAAAGTTTGAACAATAAAGTCACAGTGTGGAGGTGACTCTTCATTCCAACTGCGAAACCATTCACGCTTCATGATTCCGCCTTCAGCCGGAACTGGATTCTGCATGTACAATGATTCCCAATAACGAGAACCATTATGTCTTTTTATTTCTGCTTCATCTGCTTTTAATATGTTATCAGGTTTCCACTCTGGAAAGTAAGATGAGCCTACTGGAAGATTCAAAATCTGTGCTGCAGTTTCGTCCAACCATGCTGGTATCTTGATAACTTCCCACGGATCAATATTACTATCAGTATCTGCTTTTTGTTCTGCAGCTAATAGCCAACCACATATATCATCTTCATGATAACGAGTGTTAATAATAACTACAGCACCATTGGGCATCAAGCGAGTACGTAGACCTGCAGGATACCACTCCTTAATATACCTACGACCTGCCTCACTAAATGCATCTTCTTCCGACATAACATCATCAAGAAGTGCAACGTGTGCGCCACGTCCAGCAATCTGTGTTCTTACACCCGCTGCTACATACACACCGTTCTGATTTGTCTGCCACTTACCTGCAGCACGTACATCAGAGCGTAGCGTAACCTCTGGAAAGATTAGTTTAAATATTTCAGAATTAACAACATCTCGAACAGAACGGCCAAAATCACTAGCAAGCTGGTCAGAATGAGAGACTGAAAGGATTTCATGACTAGAATGTCTGCCTATGTACCATGCAGGAAAAAGCTTAGAACAAATAACAGACTTACTGGAACGCGGCGGTAGAAACACCATCAATCTTTTAACTGACCCTTCTTCTACCTGTTGAAGCTTTTTACAGATTACTTCAATGTGGCGACCCATTTTAAAGTCAGCTATTAACTGTGGTGCAACAAGCCGAACAAAAGTAAGAAAGTCATTACGAGCATTGCCTACGACAAGCTCAAACATTGCATCTCTTGCTTGAATCTGATCAGCAGATGCTTCTGCAATAGACATTACTGTACTTTATTATTAGAGCGTTGAAGCAATTCTTTTTCGTAAAGAGTATTAAACAGGTCAAACAAACTTACTGCTGTGTGAGCAGCTTTGTCTCTTATTTCATTCATATCAGGATCAGGATTTTTAAACGAAGGATGACTGCAAATCTGACTATGCCAAATCTCAATCATATATTGAATACGATCCATAGCCTGTCTATATCCGAATGTTCCTACAGAGTGCTCACCCGGAGAATACTCTAACCTTCCTGAAAAAAAACTTGTGTTATAAGGATTCTCCTCATCAAGAGGATTTATCTTTATAAATTCTTTAAACTCTTCTACGTTCATATCAGATGAGCCTACTCTTTTTTTCCACCTGATATAACTTTTAATCCAGCTATCTCTGCTAATTTTGCTATATCCTTTTCAACTGCATCTTTGTCTGTGTCATTCGAAAAGGAAGACATTTTAATTTTACTTTCAGTACGATCCACAAACATACCAAGATGTTTTGCAACTGCTTCTATACTTCTATTCGCATTCGTATAGTCACCATTGTCTAGTGCATGTTGATACACTTCATCCAATCGATGCAGAACATGATCAGCCGACCAAGCCATACGATCAATAGCTTCATCTCTTAAATCATTAATACGCTGCTTAATCTTTTCCTGTGCAAACACACGAGAAGCTCTCTGTCTGTTTTCTGTATCAGTATCTGCAAGAGCATAACCTGCAGCTTTGTAAGCCGTAAGCGTGTCACCCGTAGCAAGATACTCCATACAGAACTTTTCCTGCTTCGGTGACATTCCCGCCATGAACTCACCCTTTTTAAACTTGCGTCCTTTTTCGGGCCTTTCGAGCATTTTCTTTTCCTTTGAAGACAAAGAATTATCTTTTATCTTCTTATTATAAGCACGAACTTCTTTTTGAGCAAGACGTACATTCTGTCTTCTCTTATATTCTTTTCTCATTTCAGCTAGATCACGTCCTGCATAGTTGGTTGCGCGTTGGGACGCTAGAAGACAAATCTTATCTTTTAATTCTTTATCAGATAGTCTTCCGTACAGAACATGTGGAGGAGATTGAGTCATATGTACATATTAGATTCAGATAGATTCAGGTTGAATATGTTTATAAAAATAATAAGAAAAATAAAACTAGATTCAATATTAATCTATATTAATCTAAACTGCTTCAAATCAAATACAAGATTAGAATATCATATTTTTGAAATTTACACAACTGTGGCAGATATGCAACAGTATGTACGCTTGAGTGCGATATAGGTATCCTGATTTTAAAACAAGGGGGCCATTTTGAAATGCTGGTCATTTTGGGTGGGTGGTATTACTCTATAAAAAAACATTGGCCCCTTTTTTTTCCCCCCGGTCTGACCTTTCGCTCCTGTCGTTTTTTTCTGGCCAAATCCGGTAAAGA